TAACGGTGGTGCAGCTACTCAGCCAAAGTATGTGGCTTGGGGTACAGGTGCAGGTACAACCGCTGCAACAGATACAACTTTATTTACCGAAGTTACTCCACGAGTAAGTGGCACAACTTCACAAGTAACAACATCTACAACTAACGACACTTTCCAAGTAGTTGGTACTCAGACTGCAGGTACATCTGAAACCATCACTAACGCTGGTTTGTTTGACGCTTCTACTTCAGGCAACTTGTTTGTAAAGGGTGACTTTACAGGCGTTCCTCTCAATAGTGGCGATTCAATTCAGTTTACTTTCAAAGTTCAATTTAGTTAAGGAATAACATGGCTCTCGTAGTTTATGACCGAATACAGCAAACTGGCACTGCTAATACAACTGTTAGCTTTACTCTGTCGGCAACTACAACGGGCTATCAATCGTTTGCGGTAGTAGGTAATGGAAACACTACCTATTACTCAGCAAATGACGGAACAAACTGGGAGGTCGGTATTGGAACTTATTCCACTACTGGCCCAACCCTTACACGAACAACTATACTGTCTTCAAGCAATAGTGGAAGTGCAGTAACATTTACTGGCACCGTAACCGTATTTTGTGATTACCCTGCAGGTAAGGCAGTATATCAAGATTCAATTGGAACAGCAACTGTCCCACAACTAGCAACAAACTCTTATACAAGTACAACCCCTGTATTATCGTTTAACGCTTCTAATAGCCCATTTGCTTCAGGTGCATCAGTATCTGGAAGTTATTTACAAACTCTCTTACAAAATAAATCAACTACTGCAGGGGCTTCTACTAACTATGTTTTAAGTAACGATTTAGGAACAGACTCATCTTATTATGGTGAGTTTGGTATGAACTCATCTGTATTTAGTGCTTCTACACCTGCTGATTTTTATAGCATCAATAATGGAGTTTATTTCTCAGGTCACGACGGAGATATTGCTGTTGGCTCTGGTAATGGATATAAATTATATTTCCCTTGGGGAGCAACACCCAATAATGCTCACGTAATTAATGCTAATGGTGCTATTGGTCTTTCTACAAACTTAGGCACAACTCCTGCAACAAGCGGTACAACTGGATTTGGAACATCAGGTCAGGTATTAACTTCTGCTGGCTCTGCTGCCGCACCAACCTGGACAACTCCAGCACCTGCTACAACTTATACTACTAATTACATTCCTTACGGTCAGGGAACAACAACCCTTAACCAGTCGTCTAGTTTTACTTATGATGGAACAACCGAAACTGCACCAATCCAAGCGTCTAGCAACGGTTTGGTTTTGAATAAAAATACCGTATCTTCAAGCTATTCTATCCCTAGTGGTTATTCCGCAAGTTCTGTAGGCCCTATGACTGTAGCAAGCGGTCAAACCGTAACCGTACCATCTGGAAGCCGTTGGGTAGTTCTTTAATATGTTTGGGAAGCAATCCTTCTCATCGGCTTCTTATGCTGGAACCGGTAATAAAACCGTCAACCAAGCGTTAACTTATTTATCTACAAGCACTGTAAGTATTATTAAGCAGTTGCAAAGAGCTTTTTCGATTACAAGTACATCTGTAGTCACATTAGCTCGTTATGTCGCTCGTTACTTGACTCTGTCATATTTGTCTAGTAGCACATCTAAGATAGTCAAGAGTATTGCCAAATCAATATCCTATTTAAGCACCTCTGTCTCTAGTATTGTCAAATTACCAATCAAACTTATGGCAGTAACAAGCACTAGTGTTGTATCCATACAACGGGCTATAGGGAAAATAATGAGTGCGGTAATGGAGCATACGCTTGTCGTCTTGACTGAGATTGGATTTCACTTAATCGCCCTTTCGTATTCTGTAGTTTCAACAGTAAGCATTGGACGGGCAATCTCTAAAACTATTAATGTGCTGTCGACATCAGTTGCCACAATTGTAAAGTCCATACCTAAGACTTTATCCTATTTGTCAAGTTCTGTAGCAACGATTGTAAAGTTGTTAGGGAAAACCCTTAGTTATGCCGTTACTGAAACGGCTACAGTTAGACTTCACAACATTTTGTCCAAGGTCTTCTTTGTAACATCCTCTACAACCGTATCTATAGGTCACCTATTAAACAAACTATTGTCGGTGGTATCTACCAATACAACTAGTCTGCAAAAGTCGCTATACGCCGTTTTAAGCGTTATATCAACCAGTATTGTCTCTTTAGTAACGGCTTTATTCCCAAAACTTGGCGCAGTAGTCCGTTATACCTTTATAATTAACACCAAAGACAGACTAATCAAACTCTTCAAAATACGTAGTTTATTAGCCAACAAACGGCAAGGAACCATCAAAAAATGAGCCAATTTTCCTACAAGCTCACTACTGAGAGCGAACTGTTCTCATTTGACTTTAACCCTGTATTAGGCACAGGTGAGACCCTTAGTACGGCAACCTGTACGGCTATTACCCTACAAGGTACTGACCCATCACCTTCAAGCATCCTTTCAGGCACCCCTGTAATTAGCTTGGGTAAAGCGACCCAAAGGGTTACCGGAGGTGTGGCAGACAATACCTACCGCCTAATTATGACCTGTACCACTAGTGCAAGTAATACCTACACCTGTACTGGCGACATCCCTGTTTACGACCCTTCTGAGCAGAACTAATGGGACACGCCGACTATTACCGTAGTGGCACTTATAACGGTATTTGTGACCGTTGTGGCTCCAAATTTAAGTTCTCTGACCTTAAGCTAGAATGGGACGGTTTATACGTTTGTACGGCTAATGGCTGTTGGGAACCCCGTCAACCCCAAGATTACGTCAAGGGCGTTAGGGACGATATGTCAGTCCCAGTGTCTAGACCAGATGGCCCACCTGTATATATTCAAGATGAAACAGTTACAGAAATAGCTGTAATTACCTTGAGTTTTATCAAATCTTTGGTTAGAATATTAACAGTTAGTGTAACATCGGTATGTTCTATAATTCCGATTAAGTATCCAAAAACAACGAATACAAGCGTGGTTAATGGATTTGCACTAAATACCACTACACTAGGGTAATAATGGCTATACTTTTTACCAACAACGCAACAACGAACCTGGCAGCCAGTATCCTTAGCACCGATACTTCTTTTACTGTTTTGTCAGGTACTGGGTCATTATTTCCCAACCCAACTAACGGCGATTACTTTTTGGTTACCTTAATTGGTATCTCAGGAAGCCCAATTGAAATTGTAAAATGTACTGCTCGGTCTACAGATACCTTTACTGTTGTTCGTGCTCAAGAAGGTACTACTGCATCTGCTTTTAACGGCGGAGACCAAGTACAATTACGCATTACTGCAGGCGTAATGAACAGTGCGGCACAAGCTGGTTTGGCAAGCGGTGGGTTAACAGAAAACACCCAAAATATCTCAACTAGCTATACAATTAGCACCAATAGAAATGCACTATCAGTTGGGCCTATCACAGTTGCTAGTGGACAAGCTGTCACAGTCCCATCAGGCAGTCGTTGGGTAATACTTTAATGAATCACTATACTTATTTTCTTACTGCTAAAGAACCGTTCAATGGTATGAAATATTACATTGGCGTTCGTTCTTGCAAAAGCAACCCTGAAGAAGATAAATATTTAGGCAGTTCTAAAGTAATAAAACGCAATAAAATTGCCGTAGATAAGCATATTTTGGCTACTTGGAACAGTCGTAAAGAAGCTGTAAGCCATGAAATACTATTGCATGAATGTTTTGATGTGGCTTTAAATAAAGAGTTTTTTAACCAAGCAATTCAAACTTCTACAGGGTTTGATACAACTGGAAAAGTATCTTCATTTAAAGGTAAAAAACATACTGCACAATCCATAGAAAAAAACAGATTAAGTCATATTGGTAAAAAGTTTTCTGAGGCGACAAAACAACTTAAATCTATTAAAATGGTAGGGTATAAGCATTTAAAAGTTACCTGTCCATCATGTGGTAAAGTTGGTGGCGAAACAGGGATGAAAAAACACCATTTTGATAAATGCACAGGTGTTAGACCTTTTCGTGCTTCAGTTTGTGTAAACGGCAAAACTAAACACTTAGGATATTTTTCTACGAAAGAAGAAGCTAAAATGGCTCAACAAAATTTTTGGAGTAATCAATGTCAAGCATAATTCTTAATGGAGATACCTCTGGTTCTATAACCGTTAGTGCTCCATCGGTTGCAGGTACTAACACAGTTACTTTACCTCAAGCAAGTGGACAGCTAATGGTTAGCGGTAATATGCCAGCGTTTAGTGCTTATTTTAGTGGGTCGCAATCATATACAACAAATACCTATACAAAAGTTCAAATAAATACAAAAAACTTTGATACAGCTAATTGTTTTGATTCAACCACAAATTATCGTTTTACTCCTAATGTGGCTGGCTATTACAATTTAATGGGGTTAATTTCTACAGATAATGGTACTTACATTGAAACTGATATTTATAAAAATGGTTCAAAAATTGCTTTATCGCAAAGTGCAAATAGATATGGCGTAACATTAAATCAATTGGTTTATATGAATGGAACAACTGATTATGTTGAACTTTATGCTTTTGTAACAACAGCAGGCTCATTTCAATCTGGACTTTGTTATTTTCAAGGTAACTTAGTGAGGAGCGCATAATGACTTTATACGACAAAATCATGGCTTTATATCCTAGCCTTATCCAAAAAGATTTTATGACTGTTATTACTTTACAAAACGATTCAGACGGCAAAGGCGATTACATAAAGTCTTGGAATCATCCATCCTTGCCACAGCCTACGCAAGAACAACTAGACGGAGTTAAATAAGTGCAAGCTCATGTCTACCTTGTAACCAATAGCGTGAACGGCAAGCAATATGTCGGTCAAACTATTAACTCTAGCAATAAGCTAGGACATGGCAGGGTATTGCTTAAAGCATATAAGCTACATGGCAAAGATAAGTTTAGTTATGAGCCAATCTGCTCAGGAATCAACAATAGAGCCACTTTAAACTACATAGAACGCTTTTGGATTAATGTAATGGGTACATTAGTACCTAACGGCTATAACATTGAATTGGGCGGTTCTGAAGGCTCTACATGGACAGAAGAACGCAGACGCAAGCATAGCCTTGCACTTAAAGGTCATCGTGGTTGGCGTAAAGGCTTAAATTTGCCATCACCTAATAAAGGTAAAGTTTATCCTGAAGAAGGCAAACGCAAACTATCTGAAGCGCTTAAAGGTCGTGTAAGTCCTAATTGGGGTAAAAAAGCATCCGAAGAAACCAAAGCCAAAATGACTGCTAGTCAAAAGGCACATTGGGAAAAAGTTGGAAGTCCTAACAAAGGTCGCAAACACTCAGAAGAAACTAAGGCTAAAATGCGAGCCGCAAGAGCCAATAGAATTTATACTGATGAAGATAAACGAAAAATTAGCGAAGCAGTTACCGCTTGGCATAAACAACGCAAGGAGTGTGCATAATGTCCTATGGGCAAGTAAACGCAGATGTGATTGGCACTAGTGTAGCCAATTCAAGTTTAGGGGCAGGCAATGCTACCCTAATGAAAAATAAAATAATTAACGGGGCGTGCGTTATTGACCAAAGAAATGCTGGTGCTAGTGTAACGATTACAGGTTCAACATCTTTATATTCTGTTGATAGATGGCAGGGTGCGGCTGGTTCTAGCACAGGTGTTTATACCTTACAACAAGTTTCTGATGCTCCTACTGGTTTTGTGAACTCTTTAAAAACCACAGTTACTACAGCAGAAGCATCTGTAACTTATAGCTACGCAATCGTTCAGCGTATTGAAGGATTTAATGTAGCAGATTTAGGGTGGGGAACTGCCAACGCTAAAACAGTCACATTATCATTTTGGGTAAAATCAAGTTTAACTGGCAGTTTTGGTGGCTCTTTATGCAACAATGCTTTTGATAGGGCTTATCCATTTTCTTACACGATTTCATCGGCAAATACTTGGACACAAATTTCAGTAACTATTGCTGGCGATACTACAGGAACATGGACTACCGATAATTCAACTGGAATTCAATTAAATATTTCTTTAGGCGCATCAGCCGCAAGAAGTGCAACTGCAAATGCTTGGACTACAACAGCAGCTCGTCAGCCAACTGGTTCTGTAAATTTAATTTCTACTAATGCTGCCACATTAAACATTACTGGTGTTCAACTAGAAGTAGGAAGTAGTGCTACTGGATATGAGTATCGTCAGTATGGTCAAGAATTAGCATTGTGTCAAAGGTATTACGAAACTGACAACAATACTTATTATGTTTATCCAAGAAGCACAAGTAACAATAATTGTTTAAATACTATTGTTTTTCAAGTTTCTAAACGAACTGCTCCAACAATGGCATTAACTTGGAATACATCAGGTGGAACACAAGGCGTTGCCGCACAAACACTTCAAAGTTTTTGGATGTATGACAACACTAATTCACCAAACTTTATAACCAAATTTACCGCTAATTCGGAGTTGTAATGTATAAAAAATTTATAGATTTTAATAATCAAGTAAGCACAACTTCTATATTGCGTATTGC